TTGCATTATTTCCCACTTTTGCCGCATTCGCCTATTTATGTCGTCCATATAAAATGGACTATCTACGTCTATGTAGTTTGGCAGTGATATTTTTCTGGTTGCTAGGTTCATTGCGGCAAAGCGTTTCCGGTCAGCCTAGCCTGCCGGCGCCAGGGTGAACGGGTTACAGTCGGTGGATAAGATCGAGTCTCCATGGCGACAACCGCTGCCCCCACGGGACTTCGCCCAAGCGGTGACATTGTAGTAGGTAAAAACCGGCTTTCTCTGCGGCCAATGCAGGGGATGATTTTTAATGATCGACGCCGTTTTCGTGTTGTCTTAGCTGGCCGGCGTGGCGGAAAGACGGTGCTAGGGGCAATCGAAATGCTGCGCGGCGCTAGTGAGCGCAAGGGCAATTACTATTATGTTGCGCCAACGTATCGGATGGCAAAAGAGATCGCTTGGGATACTTACAAGAGTATTATTCCCGAACGTTGGATAAGAAAGAAAAACGAATCAAACCTTAGAATAGACTTGATTAACGGATCTTGCATCTACCTTAAGGGCTCTGAAGATCCAGACGCTTTGCGCGGTCCTGCACTAAGCGGAGTAAATTTAGACGAATGCGCTTTTCAGACGGAATATACATGGAGATCAGTTATCCGTCCTGCACTTTCTGACCGCAACGGTTGGGCGCTCTTTACTACCACTCCATCGCCGGAAGGCACTGCAGGTTGGTTCTACGAAACAATCTTGCTTTTGAAAAATGCTGATATGGCCGATCCTGGCCTGGAGAGGCTTGACCCTAAGCAATGGTCATTATATGAGTACACATCCTTGCAAGGCGGCAACATTCCAGCAGCCGAAATTGCGGAAGCCAGAAGAACGCTAGCGCCTGAAGTGTTCGAGCGAGAATATGAAGCGAAGATACTGTCAAACACGGGTCTTGTGGTGTCGTGTTTTTCGATGGATAATATCGACTCAACGATTGAAGACGATCCAAAGTTGCCGCTATATGTTGGAATGGACTTTAACAACGATCCGCTTACTGCTATTTGCGCAAACATTATTAAGGTAAACGGCAGAGCTGTAGAATTGCGAATTTTTAATGAACTGAACCTAAAGGGCGCCAATACATGGGACATGGCAGACGTGCTAATTGATCTATATGGTGGCGAATGCTGGGCAAGCGAAGACGCGGATACTCGCCGCCGCATTATTGCCTGCCCTGATCCGACCGGCAAAAGAAAACAAACGTCTGGTGTTGGCGTCAGCGATCATCAGATCCTAAGAAAGGCCGGCATTACTGTTTTTGCCCCTGAAGCGCCCTATAACACCGCTGACAAGATTCGATCCGTGAACGCAGCATTGCGCACAGCAGACGGGGAAGTGCATACCAAGATTCACCCACGTTGCCGGGAGCTGATAAAGTCATTCCGCACGCTAGGTTACGCCGAAGGCACAAGAATGCCGAACAAGAAACTTGGCGTTGATCATGCTTTCGACGCCTTTGGGTATTTATGCCTGGGTAAATTTAACCTTGCAAAAGGCGAATCGGGCACTGTTACTACCCACAGAGTCTACTAATTCTCTATATTTTGCCTTTTTCTGGCGATTCTGGCGGTGGCTCCAGTGTGACTGGCCCTTTCTTCGTCCAGATCAGCCGCCAGCTTTCGACTTGCTCTTCAGGCGGCTGCACGGTGTACCAGAGATGGCCACAACCCTCGCAGCGCCGCCGTCTTGCGCGACTACCGCACGCTGTCATGCGTGTTTCTATGATAATGACTTGGTGAGAAGATGCGCAGCTAGGATTTGCGCACTTTTCTGGATTAGTTCGTTTGCCCATTACTGGCCCGCTTTGTCAAGCCCAACACTAAAACCTCTGTCGTTCAAAAACTCTTGAATTTCTTGAACCGCGTGATCCACGGAATCTTCGTAGCCGTTATTATCAAAACAAATATCAGCATGACATGCCATTAGTTCCATTGAATCTTTGCCTTCCGGCGGCAAACGCTTAAGAGCGTCAACCCAAATAACATGATCAAATAGATAAGCCTTACAGCAAGCATTAAACTCGTCCCGCCTTCGCATCCCAACGTACATATCGTAACCACGCTCAAGCATGGTTCGAGCCGTTCGTGTTTTGTCAGGGGTATTGTAAGCGGAGATTAAATCTGCCCATGTTTTTCGATGATTGACTCTATCCGCAAACATTTCCTCAAAAGTGTGGTAGCGGTCGCGGCCCCACGTTGGCCAAATACATTCTTGTCCGACAAAAACTGAAGAAGAGGTAAACGCCAGGCCCATTTTGTCTCTTATTTTCTCAGCAAGGGTATCCTTGCCGTGACGTGCATGGCCGATAATGAGCAATTTAGGTTTGCGGCGCAAGGAATCCATGACTTTAGCCTTTGGATGGGGTGACGATTACATTGTTATTATACCTGCCAGTGACGGCATAAGAGCGTTTAGGTTCGGAATCCATCGTAGAAAACTTCATCTGCCCGATTTTGAGCCCTGGATAAATGCCTATCGGCCAAAGCTGGCGAACATTTAGAAGCTCAAGCGTTAAGCGCGAGCCATGCCAGCCGGGATCGCCAAATCCGGCAAAAAGGTGCTCCAGTCCACTCCTTGCGCGAGAAGATTTAAGGATAAATTGGCCTTCTAAGTCGTTAGGAATGTTAAAAAACTCTTCAGTTTCAGCCAGAAAGAATTGTCCTGGCACTATGAGGTAGGGATTTTCTTCTGTGTACTTAGCGATCGAAACTAGCACCATCTCTGGGCTTTCTGCTGATTCGATCATAATGTTGCTGCCCAAGCGCAAGTCAAGCGATGCCGGGTTGACCAGCGCAGGATCATACGGAGTGACCATGCCAGCCATGCAGCGTTCGTGGATCTGCCAGTCAGCGAGAGTGCCCATGATGCGTTGATTGTTGCAGCGTCATTCTATCACGTTGCTTGCCGGCAAGGGATGAGCTATGATTGAGCCATGGAACGCCCCCGCGAGTTTACGATGGTCCGGCACAACGGCGAGATTGGCTGGAAGCTGCCATATTCTTACAAACTGTTACCATCTTCTGCAACGGCTGGCGTTGTTGTCGTTGATCCGGCAGGGGTGACACGACTTGTTGCTCGCAAGACGCTGACGCTGTAGCCGTGCTATGATTGATGAGTGATCAACAGCGAGTTATCGTGACCGCAACTTCGCCCAGGTTCCCTAACCCTCTCGATGTCAAGTGGCAGTCTCAAAACGATAACGCCAGCGGCACTGGCTATCGAGAGTGTTTTAGTTCTAGCTGCGCCATGCTGGCTATGTTTTATGGCAAGGTTGTTAACGATGATGTCTATAGCAGTATCCGGCAAAAGTATGGGGACACCACCGATGCTGAAGCTCAACTTAGGGCCTTGCGCTCGCTAGGGCTGGACGCTAATTTTAGAACTGACGGAAATCCCAAGACTATTGAAGCTGAAATTAACGCTGGCCGACCTGCTGCCGTGGGCTGGCTGCATCAAGGCAACGTTAGCAACCCTGTTGGCGGCGGCCACTGGAGCGTGATTGTTGGCTACACTTCTGCTCATTGGATTCAGAACGACCCTAACGGCGAAGCCAAGTTGATTCAGGGTGGTTATACTGCTAATTACAACGGCTACCGTCAAAACTACAGCCGCAAAAACTGGAACCCTCGCTGGATGGTTGGTGGCACTGGTGGATGGATGCTTACTTGTAAGCCATAAACGCAACCCCTACCCCGGTTGCATGTACGCCAACTTATACGCTAGCTTGTACGCTGGCGTATTTTTGTATGTGGGCATATTGTTTGGGAGAATGTTGGGGCGGGATATTATATTGGGAGAATACTGATGCGAGATGGGAGAGGTATGGGCACCCCCTCCCCGCTATGCGAAAACCGCAACCCTGCCCCCGGTAAGCATAACAAACCGGGGAGCGATTGGAGAGTGATAGTGCTAGTTATACTCAATCAATTCTGTTTGTGTTGTAATAGGAAACTGTTTAGCCTTGAACTTGTCAGCTAAAGAACTAAGGAACGACATAGCGATAGTTCCGGTAACTAAATAAGCGCAGAATCCAATGAACAGAGCGGAGCGTGCCATGGGAAGGATTGGAGAGTGATAGGCTATGCTTTGGGAGCGCACAAGTTATTGAGCATAACATAAAAGCTGGAAGAGCGATAAGCATAGACATAATCTAATATTCTCTGTAGTATTGCATAGGCGTTATTCATTGCGATCTCAGCATCAATATAGACACCCGAACTGTAATGATTGTTCATACAAATCATCCAATTAGAATTAAACTTATCCTGATGAATAAGCGTCTGCGTTATTAGCTGTTCTTCTGTTAAGAAAGCTAGGTCGCAAGGGCTAGAGTTGCAAGGATCCGAGCTTTTGACGGTTTGGCCTGTCGCGTGTTGAGTTTGCATGCTTGCTGTGGGTTGCTTGCCTGCTTATCCTAGGGTCAGATGCTACGCTCTGCATCTGACCCGTAACAGTTAGTAATGTGGCTGGCTAGGTGTGGATGCTACCATCATCAGCCATACTGCCAAAGAGTCCGCAGTGTGGCCACGTACCTACGATCATGCTTGGCACGTAGTATATTTCATTGTCGCCAGTTACCCTAACAGCCTCAGTCTCAAAAGATAAAGAATGTAGCAAGTTATGCAAGATAACTCCGCCATGGTTGGCTGCGATCTCGAATAACTTTATTTTCTGTGCATCGGTAAGATAGTCTAAGTTATCTATTACCTTATGGGAACCTAGCCTATACACCTCTGCTTTCTTACCGTTGCTATCGGTGCTAGTTTCGCTACATACCGCACCACATTTTTGCCACATCTTGGCAATCTTTCTCTCGATTGTTTGAGGAACATTGTTCCAGTCTGAGAATGTTTGTGACATGGTGCTTGTTTGCTTTGGTACTTGCATATCCTACCATGCCTTAGCATGGTAGGATCTTGGATGCTTAACAGTTTGCAAGGTTAAAACTCTAGCAAGGGCGATCCTGATATTTTCTCACCTAATTCGATCTTTCGGCACAATTCGCTTAA